AATCCTACCTGCTCAACCTTCATAAATTCATTATCAATCTTCAATACATCTCTTGGTTGAATAGAACTTATTCCACTAAGAACAAATTGTGGGTCTCCAGCAGTTATAAGACCAACAATATTATGTTCAATTGAAGTAAATGTAATTGGTTGCTGTATAATTCCATCTAACCCAATAACAGTCTTAGATAACTTCTTAGTCATCTCAAACTTATGAGCATTACCTTCACCAACACCAGTTAATTTAACTGGAAGACCTGAAGTAATATACTCTTTCTGAGTATAAAGTTCTATAGTATTAGCATTAATAGCTTTAACATATACTGTAGAAGGTAGTATATCGGTAACAACGCCCACATTATTAGCAGTTGAACCTATTGAAACAGCAGTCGATCCAATACCTACAAAAGTAGATCCTGGAATATACTTAATCTCTTCATTATTATTGAAGAAATGATTAGGGATATTAAAGTGTGATTGCTCTAATACTTGATCTACAGGATTAAATATCTTACTATAAATTGGAGTTCCTTCGTGTGTAAGTTCAAAATTAACTTTATTTGCTCTAGTTCCATTTACACCATCATAAGCAGATAAGAATATATTTTTATCTAAAGGTCCATATCTTAATGGAGAAGGTTCATTTGCAAAATCATTAACAGTATTAAGAACTTCATTATATGCCTGAACTTCAATTAAAGTTGTTTGAGAAGTATCTGGATAGAAGTTTAGTTCATTATAAGAACCGTTAGTAATAGTTCCAAATGTACCTAAACCACTAGTAGTAGCACCAGTAAATGGGTATTGAATAGTTGTTGTATTATCACCATCTTGAATAGAAACAACCTGATGCATAGCAGAACCACCAGATTCATTAGACACTCTAACAAAAGATTTAACTGAAGAATCAATATCTTTATGAGTTCTAGTAACCAATATTGGAGTAGAAGTTCCAGTATGATATGTTGATTCTAACCTACCACTTCTTTCTGAACCTGCAGGTTGACCAGGAACAGCAAATCTATAAGTTCCAATTCCTGCGGTTGTAGTGCCTAGACCAACAACATTTGTGCTTACATTAATTACTCTCTTAGTTTGATTTTCACATTCAAAATAAATTGTTCCAGCATCAAACCTAGCAGTTAAAACTCCAACTTGAGATGAACTATAACTTATGTTTAATGTATCAATATAAGATTCTGTATAGTAAAGATTAATTCCATCAAAATCAACAATTACTTCACCATAATTAAGATCTTTAGTGATATTATCTTGTACAACAACAGATGCATAGAATCCATTGAAATCAGTATGATCAAATTGTGCTAAAATTGTTGTTGTGAATCCAGAAACATTATTATTACTGTCAGTATCAGCAATAGCAACTTTAACATTAGATGCTTTAAAATCAAGAGATCCTATAGTATTAGTGCCATCAACAACTGCATTAGTTGTAAAATCTGTCTTATAGATTTTAATATCATGATCTCTATTATATCTTTCAACTGGATTGAAGTTTAAAGTCTTTCTTTGGAATGTATCAGAAACTGCTTCAAAATCACCCAACTTATGAGATGTCCAATCAGTACTCTTTTCTACTAAGAAAGCATCATTAGTTGTAGTTAAAACAACCAAATCAGACAACTGAGCATCTTGATTATCTGCATCTACTACCTGTATGAGATATCTTGCAAAATTGGTATCTATTTCTTCAATCTCTGTAAATAAATCTTGTAATCCTTTACTTGAGAACTTATCACTAATATTATCATGAAGAAGAACTCTATTTGTCTTACATTTTGTATAATCAGTTAATTTTAAATTCTCAAAAGTAACAAATTTAGATTTGTTACCTCTAGTATCATAATCTTTCGCAAGATCAAAATTATGAATTGTATCAACTCTGTTTTCACCTAGAACATCAACAACAATAACTGGTACAGAAGAAACACTAGTTCCTACACCAACATTACCAACAACAGTCTCAATTGAAGTGTCTGCAAAGTTTTTTAATCCAGATGGATGAACCAATCTGTTTACTGGATCAACAAATTGATCCCAAGTTATTGGACTCTTAACAGAATATGAAAGATTTTGGAAATAATCATTATTTGGAATTACTTGAATATCTTCATTTAACTTACCACTATCATCAATCCATCCATATTCTTGGCGATTTGCATAATCAACTTCAAATCTTGCTTTATTTTCTGTTAAATTTACTATAGTTGCAGAAACATTACTGGTTTGACCTTTTATTCTATGACCAACCTTAAGTCTAAATGTTCCATCAACTTTAATAAAATCTTCCCTTGTATCTGCAATTATTAAATCTTTAGGAAGGAATTTATCATTTTCTTTAACAAGAATAGGTTCATTTATTATAAATGCACCTCTTTCCTGAACAGATTCAAGAATTGGATAATTATCCTTATTAATGATAGTTGCATAACCAGACTGATATGTTTTAGCAACACCTGGATTAGTTGTTAGACCAGATATACTATATTTTAATACTGCTGGATCAGAATTAACAAAATCTTCAACCTTAAAGAATCTATATTGATAGTTTGATGAATTATAACCATCTCCACCTGTAGCAACACCAGCAGAAACATTACTTTGTGTTCCGATACCTGCTTCACCAAATAATTCAATACCTTCAACAAATACCTCATCACCAGTTTCAAATGGAGAAACTCTAAATCCACCAATAGGAGTTTCTAAGGTACAAGTAACAATTCCAGAACCACCACCCTCCATAGAGTTAATTCCAATACCATTTGAATTATTAATAGCAATAATTTTATGATTTACAGAGTTTAATCCCTGAACAGGAGCAATTACTGTAACTTCAGATATAGTTTGATTTGGTACTTTTGCTAATAATGAAGTATCATCCATAACTATATCATTCTCAGGATCATATACGATAATATCAGGAGCACTTAGATATTCATTACCACCATCAGTAACAGTTATTGAAACAATACTATCTAAGTTATCAATCCTAACTACTGGAGAAACAAATGCTTCAGGACTTAATGTTCTATCTGAAGAATATTCAAAACCAATATCAACAATTCTTACATCCTTAATTCTACCAACAGAGGTTGATAGTGCTACAACATTAGCATTTTTTCCATTAAGACTAACAATTGACGAAAATCTTGGAAGTTGCTTATAGTCAAATCCTTTTGAAATTACTTTAATCTCTTTTACAGGTCCAAAAACTGTCTTAGACTCTGTAGCATATTCAATTATATCGCATTGATCTTCTTTATATGATAGAAGTTCTGGAATTGATCTTGGAGAAACTTTAAATGTATCAGAAGTTATACCAAAAATCTTATAATCACCACTATAAGCACTATCAACAAAATTAATTTCAGAATAATTTGGAATTGTAGTGTCTGCTGTACTAATATATCCAGATTTCTCTAATGCATAATACAACCTAGAAGGTGTTGTTTTTGAGAAAGCAATTGATAATGTAGATTCAGTACCTACACCAACAGTACCTACACCACTTACATTAAAATTATTATCATCTTGAGCACTAATAAATTCATTCTTAAATTCTTGATCATAGAATATTTTTAAATCATATCCAAATAAAGAACTGTCAGAAACATTGAATGTTAACTTAGAATTCTTAATTACATCTATTTGTGGATTAATTGCAGCAATTGTATGATCAACAGCACCAGTAGAAGAAATACCAACTAATAATGGTGGATCTACCTGAACATCTTTTAAAGTTTCAGCTACACTAAATTCATTTCTGTTTAATTCGTAAACAAAGTAACTTCTAGAAGTTGATAATCCACCAACAGCATCTGCGTGAGCGTAATCACTGTTATAGAATACCTTATCTCCAGTTGAATATCCGTGATTTGGAATTGTAATGCTATTCCTTTCAGTATTAATTCCTGCAGAAGTAAATCCAACTCTATTAACTAATATAAGTTCATGATCTTCATCATATATCAATGAAAGTGGAGCAGTGCTTCCCACACCAACAACAGTATTTGGAACTACATTTATAGAAACTACATCACCGTTTGATAAATTATGAGACTCTGTATTTGCAATTGCAATATTTGTAGTAACTGTTGATACAATTTTATCAATATCACCAGTAACTTGTTCAAAAGTAGACTCTAAAAGATATTCATAATCATCTGATTCATTACCTTTAAAGAATAATCCCTCACTAGTAGTTGCAGCACCAACTTGAGTAACTAATCCAACATAGTTTTGACCTTTATTAATTGCATAAACAATTGAACGATCAGTAGTTACATTAGGTAAACTGAAATTAAGAACTGCTTCTTCAGTATCACCAACGATTAAAGAGTTTGCAGTCCCTCTCTTACTGAAGATTAACTTCTGACCAGTCTTGAATGGATGATTTGGTAAATAGATTGCTCTAGTTGGAATAGCAACTTCACTTATAGTATTACCAATCCTATATTCCTTTGTAATACCACCACCAACAGTAACACCAATTCCTACTGCCTGTTTTGCATTAAAATATACTTTATCATTTATTTTTGACTCAAATTTCTTAGTTTTAACTGGTATACTAATATGATTGTTTAATATATCAATATTAGAACCATAAGTATGTGCTATTCCAGGTCCAAATCTCTTAACTCTTAAAATTGATCCCATATCAAAGATATTCAATACTTTAAGCATCTCATCTTGATCTATTTTTAGAGTACATCCAATAGAAACCGTATCTGGTATAACATTTACATAAATGTCATCAACCCTACCATCAACAATAGAGTTAGAAGTCATTGATTGTGCTAAACCAATTTTACTAGTAGTTACACCAACTGAGAAAGAATCTGTAAGATGTACAATAGAACTACTAAGTCCAGATACAGATATTGCATCATTATCATTTAACTCAATGAATGGTAGATAATGTGCTTGTACTTCCTTACTATTTTTCCAAGTAAATACTGCATTTTCAAATGATTGCAATTCTGTTTCGATAGAAGAAACACCCAAACCAGCAATACTCTTAACTGTACCACGAAGTCCAGAACCCCAAGTTTCAGAATTATCAAAAATTGTAAAATCACCAACTTGATATCCAGTACCACCATCTAAAACTTCCAATCCATCAATTTCTCCAACAGTTACTGATTGGATTTTACTTAACTGTCGTATATTCTCACTTGATTCTATAATAAAATCATTATTTGCATTAGGATCACCAACCTTGTATGGGAAAGTATTTCTAGCAAATGATGTATTATTAAAGTCAAATGAATGTGATAAAGTAGTATTTGATGATATGAAAGGTGAACGATAAGTATTACCGATAAAATATGGATACTTAGGTTCTAATTTTCCAATATTTGGTCCACTCATTGCAGTAGTAACACCTGCAAAATATGCATATATTCCATCTGGAAACTCTGGAGTTTTACAGAATCTACCATTATGAACATCAAGATCACCTGAAGAATCGAAATAGTAATCATCAGTAAAGAATCCTTCATTAAATCCAACTGGTCTATTCTCAACTTTATTCATATCCAGTTTATATCCTGGATTCATTAATCTAACAATTGGACCTAATTCATCAGTTTCAGAAAAACCATAAGGACCATATATTGGGTTTCCGTCAAATGCCCATCCAATAATAGGAGAGTGTGATGTTCCATTATCATTAAAAGTATTTGCTATATCTTCATTATATCCATATAAACTGAAATATAATTCTTCATCATTACCTTCTAATGCAAATTCTCCAAATCTCTTTCTACTATCAACAATTAATTTTCTAACTCTAGGTTCAAATAGTGCATTTTTTCCACTTGATTCTACATAAAGATTTGTTTGTGTAGCAGTATATCCAATACCACTATTAATTACTACAACATCTGTTAATTTTCCATCATTAATAACAGGTCTTAAAATAGCACCACTACCTGTAAGACCACTGGTTGTAATACCAGTTGTCTCTACTGAAATTGAAGGTAATGAGAAATAATCCTTTCCCCTATTTAAAACTTGAACATCAAGAATTCTACCATCTACTATAATTGGTTTTAATTCAGCATCTCTTCCTGTTTTTACTGTTACAATAGGATTTTTTTCATGATTGAGAATTGTAGATCCATAATTATCTCCTTCTTCATACAAATATGCTTGAGTTATTTCACCAGTAACAATAGGAGTAAAATTAAATGATCCTGTAACTGTTGAAGCATAAGAAACCTCACAATTTACAGAAATATCAGGATATTTAAATGTCTGATATCCAATTCCTATAGATGTTAAATTAACATATTCTCCTCTATTATAATTTACTTTTGATGGACTAGTGCTAATTCCAGCATCCGCTAATCTAAAGAAATCATCATCAATCTTCATTATATGATATCCTTTAGATGTACTTAATCCCCCAACTGTATCCACATACACATAATCTTCTATTCTTATCTCATATACCTTTGAAGTACCAGCATCAAATACTTCTGCACCAACAGTATATCTCTTACTACCAATACCCTCACCAACCACGAGTGGAGAACCGTCAGTAGTTCCTACATCAACATAATTAGCTGTGAAAGTATAAACTCCAGTAGCAACAACAAGTCTTACTCTGTTTACAGGAGCAACACTATAAACAAAATCTAAGGAAGTTTGCCAAGCACTAACTCCAGAATTAACATACTCAACCAAATCACCATCTTTAAATCCATGATTTTTAAAGTTTATAGTATCATATGATAGAGAAATCGCTGATGGTTTTACTTTTAATTCCCTATTCTCATAGCCATAACCAGAATTTAAAACTCTAACCGATTGTAATACATTCTTAGTGGATGTTCTAAACTTATGAATACCACTTGCGTTAGTGGCAGTAGATAATCCAATAGTATTGATGCCTGTCATTGCATCTTCATAGGAATTATAAAGACGAATGGTTCTTGTATTAACAATACTAACATTATATGGAGCACCAGTTGCTAATGTTCCATCTGAAGTATTTGTAGTATCAAACGCAGGACCTATACCAAGATTAGAATTACCATTACTGTTATAGTAAATTACTTCACCATTTTCTAAATTATGCTCTGAAGTAAATGTAATTGTTTCTTTTTCAATTGATAGACCACCAGAAAAGAATACATCTCTGCTATCAAAAGATAATTCACGAACTCTTTTACTTACAACAGGTTCTAATCGACATCCATTACCATTACCACCAGATAAAGAAACTGAAATTACATCATTTATATCAAATTCGTGTGGATCTACAAAAACATTTTTAACCGAACCAGTTACAACTGGTTCTAATAGAGCAGTTGTACCAAATGTTTGTGAACTATCATCAACAATAAGTTTAGGTGGATTTATAACATCATATCCAGTACCACTATTATAAACTTCAACAGAAGTTAATGGACCATAATAAATGTAATCATCAGAAATTGGTGTTCTTATTTGAACACCATCAATCATCATACCAATATCATTAAGTGGTGTTTCTCCTTTACTTGCAACAAATAAATTTTGATATAATGGGAATTTTCTTAAAACTTTATTTGCTGCTAACTTTTTATTATTTTGAGATAGTTTAGTAAAATAATGATTACCTGCTAAAGGTTGCAGTTTCAATTTAACATTAGTTTCACTACCAATCAGTCCTCTAGATAGGTATAATTTAATTTTTCCTGGATCTCTAACTAAAACTTGAACATAATAAGTTTGACCTGATAATAATCCTGGAATTTCTGTTCCATCTGTGGTGTATACAAGTGAATCCCCAGTAATGAATTCAATAGGATTATCAAAAACTATATTGTTATATAATTCTGTATCTACCTCATAATCTGTAATATGAATATCATCTGCTATTGAAATACTAGATTTTATGACATTAGAAGTTATATTATAACTTGGTAATGAGTTTGAAGCAACATAACCATCAATATCACCATCAACATAAACATTTAATACATCAGAAATAATCTGACTATTACCATCTACTAATTCAAGACCAGAACTAGTAGATTTTTTTAGTTTTCTTACAATATCATAGTCCTTTAAAGGATTTGGAGTAAATCCAGTAATACCAGCTAAACTTATAGTTTTTGTAAACCTATTAATTGCGAATACAACCGCATTAGATTCTACAACTGTATTACTATTTCTCTCTAAAATATCAACAATATCATTAACTTTTAAACTTGATTTATCAATTTCTGTGTCCAGAACAAAATCTGGAGTATTAATAATCCTTACTGAGAATCTACAAGATGTATTGTATATGAAAGAATTAGCAAATATTTCCTTATATGTGGATTCAGAATTAGGATTTAATATAGATTCACCAACATTCTTAACATATACATTTTCACCTTCATTAACTAATGAAATATCTGAAACTGGTACAAATTTAGAAAGAACTCCAGTAATTCTTAATTCTACTTTTTTGTCTAAATCTCCATCTTCATAACCATATATTACCTCATCTGATCTTAAATCAGCACCCATAGGAATATCAACATCATTACCAGTACACCCAAAGAACTGATTAATACTCTTTGAAGTGTAAGAAACAGTGACAGGTATATCCTTTCTAATACTATTACATAAAAATGTTCCTGACTCAGCAAAACCAACAGTCGAATCAACTGGAATAATAGTTGAATTTGCTCCTATTTCTTCTAAAACTCTAGTTTTACCAGGAATTGTAAATGTTCCTTCAATTAAATCTCTATCATTAAATCCAACGAATAACGAAAGTTTGTAATATACCTTATTTTCTCTTGTTAATATCTCAACTTCTGAAACAGAAGCATTTGTTCTTAAATCTGTTGACTTGTAAATTGTTTGTCCAACCAATTTAGATGGATCACCAATGATTGGATCTGCAATTACAACTTCTCTACGAATAAATTCAGCATCAGAAGGTTTAATTAAACGTTCTTCTAAATCTAATACTTGAGATTCTACACCATAAAGAACTTTAAATAATATCCTTATAGATTCTTCAATACCTTTTGATTGATAAAAAGTTCTTGCATGCTTTATAAAGTTACCAATATCAAGGTCTGGAGTAAAATCATTATTCTCTAAACCAGGTAAAAATGTTCTTTTTAATTTCTTATAAAACTCTTGAATAAAAAGTACACTTAAATTGATAACTGATTGTCCTACAGTATGATCTGCAGCAGATGTACTTTCAAAAACTAGACTTTCTTTGTTAACATTATCAATAAAAGAAGAAATTCCTACATTATAACCAGTAATACCACTAAATCCACGAATACATCCTGTAAATGATGTATCAGTCTTACTAGTATAGGTAATAATTTCATCATCAATTTTTAAAAGACCATATTCAGCAGGATATCCCTTTGTTGAAGAGACATTAATAGTAGTAGAAGCATCTGAAATGTTTTCAGAAAGAGCAGTAACACCAACTACAACCTCTGGAACTAGGTTATCAACCTTGATATACTGATCAAAGTTGCTAATTAGGTCAGATGGAGCACCTTGTGCTTCTTGTGAAATATAATATTGCTTAAAAAACTCAGTTGCCTTGGGAAAGTCATTAATTAAAAACTCAGGTAACTGACTTTCAATTATTTTATTGACTTTTACTCTATTATCGACATTTAACATACTTTATTCCCTTTCCAATTTCCCATTTGAGTAACTTGAAGTGTAATAATCTCTAGAGAACACAACGCCCGATACATCTTCGCCCGAAGCAATTACATCCTTAACCATATTTATCTTAGTATTTGAAACATCAAAACTTAGGTATAAATCCTTCAATCCAATAACATCATTGGAGTCTGGGAATGCTTGTATCTCAACTATATCGTTAGCAGCGTTTGTTTCTGTTATATTAATAGTATTTAATAAAATTTCACCTTTCTTATAATCAACTACTCCAATGGATTTAACTATAACTCGCAATTCATTCTTTGTATCCCTTGAAATTGCACTCAATACTCCCTTATGACTACCATCAAGTTCACCCTTATCATTCTTATTAGGAACATCAGTTAAGAAAACAACCTCATTTGAACCAGAAACCTTAAATCCAGTACTTTTAATATTAAATCCTTCAGGATTAATGTGAAATCTATTACCAAAGCATAATTCATACTGTGCAAATTGGTTGATTAATACTTTCATATCCCTTCTAATCTTAACCTTAGTAATATTAGAAGTAATTGCAGAATCAACTCTATCAATTAATTGAAGTGCCTTACTATATTTAAATCTACCACCAAACTTATTAATATCAATATTCTTAGAATAATCACTTAAAGTACTAGTAATAGTTGATTTTAAATTATTTGAATTTGAAACCTGAGAAGAATTATAATAAATTGTACTGTCTAATTCAACATAAAGAACCTTAAGATCAATAATATCTGCATTAATACCAGCAATTGAATAACTCTTAAGTTTGTTTTTTATCTGTTGTTTATCAAAATCTGATACATAAGTACCATTTTTAGGTTTAATGCTAATTTGAACCTTACCAAATTGAGGTGGATCTAATTCTTCACCACCAACAACAGCAACTGACTCTGTTCTAGAGTAAATTGATTGTATAATTGCCTCATAATCCCTTGCTGTAACTGCTCTATACTGTGCTGAGTACAGTCTAGGTGCGAAATACTTAATAGAGGAAAGGTCTTCTTGTTCAGCACCGTTAGAGGCGTTTTGAACAGTAGTTACTAATATACCTCCATCAGGAATAACGGTTAATGCGTGAAGGTCATTGGGGGTTTTATCAGTAAAAACACCTGCAAAATCAAATTCTCCTGTAGAACCTGCTCTACCACCTGCACCATTACCTTCTTCACCATCAGTAATAATGAATCTAACAGTAACAACTGATCCATTTTCTAGTTTTTTACCAAAATAACCATCACCAAAGAGAATTTCATACTTTTCATCCTGTACTTCTTGTATAAAGAAGATTTCAGAGTTCTTATTAATGTTTAAAATGTTGTCTATCTTGGAAAATTCCCTTCCAAGACCTGTATCCGCAGGTCCAGAAACATAAACTTTGATAGTATTGGCATCAATATCACTATTTGAAAGAATATATCTCTGATCTTTTGATGTATTGATTATAAATCTCTTCTCTAACAGTGTTCCTTGTAGGACTTCTATCGCATCAAACAATGCTTGACCATTGACTATAGATGCTGTATATGGTTCTACGGTAGAAAACCTATATGTAGTGTCATTTGCCTCTCCTACGCACACTAAACCTGGTTTTAAGTACAGTTTAGAGGATTGGTTGGTAGTATTAGCAATAAATGAAATCGTTGCCTTTGCAGCAGATTTTGAACGGGGTACATAACCTATATTACGAGCAAGAGAAACCACATTTTCCCTTATAACTGCAGAGTCTAGGAAGGTTTCATTCGCAACTAGGTTGGCATTGAAGGCATTAATATAGGTATTATAGGCAAGTGTGTCTATTAAAACACTAAAGTTAGAACCTTCAAAGTCAAAATCGGAAAAATTACTATTGGAACGAAGATAATCTCTTATTTGAGCCTTAATTTCGGAAAAATCTAAATTAGCAAACTGAGTAAATGGCATATTATTATCTGGTTGGTTCTAATAGGAAGGAAAATGACTGAGTTGGTGCTTGTAATCCAACAATATCGAATATAACAACTACATTAAAAGCATTACTGTCAGGATAAGGATCTAATTCAACTCTTAAGTTGCTAACTCGTGGTTCATAACGCATTACTGTTTCATTTATTTGATCTTCAATCACCATTGTGAGTGTAGGTGTAAAGTTTTCAAATAAACTTGCACGAATACTAGTTCCAAGTTCTGGATTAAAAAATCTTTCGGTAGGAATAGTCTCTACTAAATTCCTTACTGATCTTACAATCGCACGTTCATTCTTCAATACAGGTAGATCTTTTGTCACAGGATGTGGTTCAAAAGAAAAACTAATATCTTTAAATGC